GTCATCAACACCATTCACATTGTCATCGCCAAAAGTTACAAACCTCACATGATCCCACATAGCATATGTATCTTGTGTGGCATGCACATAGCACCCGGTAAGCGTGATCAATGAATACATGGAATTAACCACAGTCGTTAATGGGTGACCACTCGGTAACGACTTGTTCCACTGAATGATATACTCCAACTGCGTACCCAAGCCGGATATATGCCTGGAATGAACCAGATCAAGCCATAAAATCTCCCTGACGCTATCATCAAGCATTGTATGATTCACATTATTATGCGCATACCACCTGTTGATGTACTTCAATATCGCATTGTGCACCCATGGCATCTCTGTCGCATCAAAACGACTAAAGTCTCCATCAAAGACCTTGTCGAATTTAAGAAACTCAGGAATTTTAAACCACTCCCTGTAATGATTCACACCAGGAGCCATACCATTGACCACGTTCGTATCAAACATGGCAGCCATAAAAGCACCAAAATACATACGAACAGCAATCGTATAATCGAAAGGAGTACCGGATATGACCCGTGTTGCTACCGCTTCAACCTTATGGAGTGGCCTCAACTCATCCTTTAGAAAATCAGTGCAAAGATGAAGCATACGTTGGCCCTTCTCAGCATAATGGACAATATCATCCACTGTCTTACGAACCATATCCAAATTTTTATTTTTTGGACTGAAATCAACATCCCCTTCATGACCCAAAAACGCAGTCTTACCTGGTGTCTGGGGTGTAGCATAATTCGCATACTTATACCCAGCGGAAGTCTTCCTATTTATAGGCTTCATTTTCCAAGATTCTGGTGGCACTACAGCCTCTTCAAATGTCAACACGTCACGAGGGTATGTTTGCGTTTCAGCCCAGTGTTTTTGCATAGCAAGGCTTGTAATCTCGTCCATATCTTTACCATCCCTACAAATAAGCGGGGTCTGGTACGCCTTAAGACCATTGGCCATAGGCTCACGATAAACTCCATCAGCAACTTTGCCCTTCAATATGGCTGGTGCTGTAGGGCACTTGCCAAATAACTCATCTGTATGCATACTGGACCTCTTCAACGCTGTTTTGGTGGGTAAGTTTACAGGGTGCTGCAACTTTCCAATAAGTTCAAAAGACCCATCACACACACCCTTTTGACTCAAAGCGTCTTGAAGCTGAATCAATGCCTCACCCTCAGGCAAGCCATACTCTTCATTCACAATCTCGGCACCAACATCCAAGTAAGATCTCAAGCTTGTATATAACTCACGCACAACCTCTTGTGTGAGTATAGTAGCAAACCCTTCTCTTGCGTGCACATTATCACGTCCTGCAGAATGCATACCAAACACACAACGCCCACCATAATGCCTACTCTCAGCCAATGTGAGCGGTGCGCCACAATCTCCTACAACTGTGGGGGCAACATACCTCACAAGGCCCTTAAGCGGA